GTCAGTCCAACTTGCCTGCGCTGTGCGTTCAGCCATTGCATCGGCGGCGGTTTTATCGAACGCTTGCTGTTGCCCAACAGTAAGTCCTTTTTGATTCGGACTGAAATTAAGGGAGTTCTGGTTCGTAGCGCTAGGCGCCGCCTTAGGATCAAAATAGAGAGGCTCATCCCATGGGTCGAGAACAGCGGGGAGGTTGACTGAGTCCACTACCATCTGTTTTTGCAAATCCACACCGGCCTGATTAAGAACAACCCCAGGGCTGTCTACTTTTGCCGCTCCTCCCAAAAGAGAACCGTCTTGTGTAACAGCCTCTTTAGGATCACTAAATATATTACCGGTGAAAGCCGCAGAAGCCTCCCCGCTGGCGATAGCTGCATCCTTTCCCGAGATAGCACTACTAACAGGGTTTTGGCCCAGGTCGAACGGAAGCTCCCCAGAATACGGGGATGCCGCATACTGCGTACCAATCTGTGTCCCCGCTCCGCCATCGTATCCCCCTAAACCATAGACCGGTGTCGCCCCGGTAAAGGACCCTTTAAGGCTGTCCGTAAAACTCATGTTACCTTTGAAAGCATTGGTTAGAACCGAGGAACCAACAGCCATGCCGCCGCCTATAAGACCCGCTTTAAAGGAGTCTTTGAGGTTTGCGCCGCCCATAAGTGAGCCTATCCCACCTCCCAAGAAGCTGGCCCCGAAAGTCCCCGCGCCGAAAGCTGGCCCCAAGAAGGGAATCCCGAAAGCCGCTGCCGCAAGCGGAATTACGATAGGAGCAGCTTTCTTAACAAACCTAGCGACATTTTTGAATACCTTTTTTACACCTCTAAAAAAACCTCCAAAGCTCCAAAATTCAGCGAGACCTGTGTCCGGATTGATGTTGTTAAGTTCATTGCCGACAATATACCTTTCAGGATCTAAACCCAGGTCTTTCATCTGGTCGAAAAGAAGCTTCTTTAGTTTAGGGTTTTCGTCAAGAACCTCCATAGGAAGAACAGTCTCTCCCTTCCCAGCATGGATAACGTAAATGTCTCCGTTCCGACCAAACTCCGCGAGCTGTTGAGCCTGTTTTCGCATTGAAGCAATGCCTACAGGGGCAAGCTCGTAATCCGGGGAGGAGTCAGCGAAAGACTGAAGCCCTGTTCCAGGTGTTGTGTGTGTTTGCTGTAGCATTAGGAAATCTCCAAAACATTGGCGAAGACTTGAATCTTCGCTGCGGTAGCGCAGTTAAATATAAGCGTGTCGCCCGTCTCTAAGACAAAAGGCCCAGTAAATGACACGTCTGCGGTGGCAGAAGAAGAGGCTAAAGTAGCCAAAGTGATCTTCTGCAAAGTTACCGTTACCGAAGCGGAGATATCGGTAATCTTGCATAGTACCACTACAGAACCTGTATGGCTATTGTATAGATTAATATTTTTTATAAGAGCTTCCGTAGCTGCTGGGCACGTATATACGACCACGTCCCCTGTAGATCCGACTGTCGTCACTATGTTTTTGTACGCGGAAGCCATTAGATCATAAACCAGTTGACGCCGTTGGTATCGTCTTCTCCGCTAACCACAGCGGGAAAGTCCATCTTTGTAAGAGCCATCTCCAAGTCCCTAAGAATGCGAACAAAAGTGTCCGCGTCATATTCGTCCGGAGCCATAGGCATACTGTGGTCTAGTAAAGTAGTCATTATCGTCTCCCATCCGGGCGTAGGTCTAAGCGTAAATCACCTAAAGTCCACGTTATATCAGTAGTCGAGCTTTCAATCCGTAACGACGCCTGCCTAGACCGGCTGCGAAGAAACGCCTGCTCAGTGGTGGCTTGAATGGCGCTTGTCGAGTTTGTCACCAAGCTGTCCCCAGGGTAATTCCTAGTCTTCAAAACGTAGTTTACGGAAGCCTCCGCGTCACTGCTTGTAATGTCAATATCTGGAATAAGGCGGCTTACAAACATGAATTGTTCGCCATCCCCTAGATCAAAGTCAGCCGACTCAATATAGGAGGTCATAGGGGAACCGTCATTATTGTCCCCCTTTTCTTGGATATACACGAAGTTTGTACCACCGGCTAGGCCACTGGCCCTTGGGTTGTCGTGTATTCCGTAATCCACCCAAGCCGTCCTTGAAAGCGAACCCAGATCCCAAGTGTTTTCGGTAAAGTTAAACTTAACGTAGCGGTCTATCTCGGTAGAGTCGGCAGTGGGGTAGAACCAAAACACCTCGTCGAACATCTTGTTGGATGCCGCAAAGCATTTGAAACTCTGGTCAAGGTTTATGTCGTCAAAAACGTAACGGAGAAGAGTACAGGGGATAGTCTGAACACGGCCTGTGTAGACATAGAAGTTCTCACGGTCCATCCAGAACACTTTGTCACCCACCGTCGTAACAGCGTTTGGACCAATAATAGAGACGTTGTTCGCCAGCATACTAAACCCAAACGTGAACGGGGGACCTGTAAACCTCATCGCGTGAAGCGAAGTGTCTGTCCATATAAGCATTTCTTGCCGGGTTTTCTGCGCCGATATGATCTCGGAACCAGAAGATATGCGTTGAGAACCCGCTGTGTTCGTTGCCGTAGGAGTCCAATCAACAGGGTTTTCCTGATCTGACCAGCGTACCATTAACAAGTCTTGTCCAGATTCGTCTAAAGGGTTGCAGCCAAAGCAGACCACATGCCTGTCCGCCCCAGATATCATAACGCGCCGGGTAATCGTCGGAGCATCGGAAGCACCAGACTGAGAAGCAAGGTCCGTGGCCCGTGAACCAAGGCCCAGTGACTTATCCCAGTAGTACGGGGTTCCGTCGTAGACGTTAAATATCAGGTCTTCGCCCCAGTTGTCTTGGCTGTACAACCGTATGTTAGACCCTGTTTGTGCCGACGTGCTCGAAGATTCGCCCCACCCCACAAAATCATTTGCTTCCTTAACGTCAGCACCGTCGCTATGTGCCGCCGCCGTTGTCCCGCGAACGCCTCGAACAACACCTGCATTAATGGTGTTGGTGGATTTTCCTGTGTATTGAATCAATTCGCTATCAATAAACATCAACCCAACAAAGGTTACGGCAGCCCCGCTAGAAGAGGTTGCGGCAGTCGTTCCGTCGTCAGCGCGGGTCAAATCACCAAACACGTTGCTTAGATTAGTGCCGTACCGTATTTTCTCGCTGCCTATCAGAATTGTTCCTTTGGCCGGAAAACCGCTGGAATCCGCCACCGGGATAGAGGAACTGATAATCGTAAGGTTTGCGCCTGTTGTGGTGGCAGCGGTTTCAAAACTAGCCGCACTGGTTAGTATAAACGAAGTCACGCTGGCGTCTATTCCGCCGCTGTCATTAAGGGTCGTCTGAGCATAACCTGTTGTTAAACCGCCCCAAAGACCCGCACCAAAACCTGTTCCGCTTACAACCGTATTAAGACCAGTGTTGATCTGGTAGTTAGCAATAACAGCGGAACCACCCCCCGCAGTGCCTCCAGAAGAGGCTGCTCCAGCCGTGGTAATCTGATAGCTGTTGGAATCAAGGACGGTAACTTGGTGTTCCGTGTTTAACAGAGCGGCGGCTATACCATCTGTGGTAGTGGCACCACTAAAAGTGACGAAGTCTCCCGTTACTGCGCCATGCGCTACCGCTGTTACAGTAACTACAGCAGAACTTGCTGCTCCTGTTTTAAGAGGGTCGGCACCGAGGGTGGCTGTAGAACGTATCGGTGTTATGTCGTTGTACCCACCACCTTCTTCTACGTAGACCTTGGTCTCTGTTCCAAGTCCCATGAACTTAGATCCGTCAAGAGCGGCCCAAACATGCAAAGAACGTCCTGTCCCGTTTATAGTGTTACTGCTTAGACGTTCCCATCCGCCCATCTTCTCCGGACGACCTTTGCGGAAGCGAATTAGGTCAGAATCAAACCACCCGTTCTCGCTGCCATAAGACGTAGTCTCGCGGTTAACTCCAGGGTTAAATTGTATTTTAGACAGAGGCATCTAAGTTCTTCCCGCTTCGACTTATTAAAAGTATACTATATCTTATTTTATTCTTAGTACGTTGTCATCCTCTGGGCGACTTCTTTTCTGTAAGCTATGTTATTTATCTTGTTCTGAGGTGGCGTACACATTAAGTCGCCCAGAGGATAATATTTTCTCAAGCAAAAAAATGGGGTAGATAAAAATCGTGAAAAGACCTGTTAGAACCAAGCAGACTCCAAAGAAAACTGCGGTGAAGATAAAATCAAGCATGTTTAGCATGGGTGATTCCCGTTGGGAAAAACCGTAGTATATAGGAAAAACCCTTGCAAAGAAAATGGATTTCCATAAACTCACGATTGGCGTCCCAATACTGATATAAGATAGCGGCGATGTCCGAGCCAGGAGGTTAACGTATGGTTTATTATAAGGTAGCATGTGCGGCATATGAAAAAGTTTTATCTCGCTCTGATTTGCCCCTGTTTCCCGAGGTATACATTAAAATAAACATGTATGCTTGAGATAACGTGCCTCGCGTTTGCGGTCTACTTTGAGGCACGATCCGAGCCTATAGCGGGTCAACTGGCTGTGGCTAACGTCATTATCAACCGCAAACTATCCCCTCGGTATCCTAATAATATTTGCAGCGTCGTATTCGAGGGGCCGGTATATGCTTCTGGTCAGCCGATTAAAAACATGTGCCAATTTTCGTTTTGGTGTGATGGTCAATTAGAGGTGATCAGCGACCGGGCAGCTTGGCACACCGCGCTAAATGTGGCGGACTCCGCTCTTACAACTCGCCTCGATGTATCTGAAGGTTCGACACACTACCACACAACAAAAGT